CTCAACTCGATAACGAGAAATTCATGGTTGATGGGGAAACAGAAGACGTACCAACCGTCCCCGTGGAGCATAGGTACCGGAGTGCATTGCCCCCGTTGTCACGAGACGACGCAAAGTCCTATGAGCCACGTTCCCACCGATACGCCTCACGTGTTGGACAGCACGAGTCTGGCGGCGTAGAACCCTTTTCTACAATCACCCCTTATGTTCCTGCCGGCCCTAGGGCGACGGCGAATGATACTGAGCAGAAGGTTCTAGCTGAGCCTTTTCCTCTTTTAACTCGATCAGCTATTGCGCCCCCTGTACGTAGGGATGAGAGGACCGCCGTTCATGACGGCGGTGGTAAAAAGAGCCGTCCTCGCGGCGCCACGTACTACGACACGCTCGATGATGATGAGAAGAAGGAATTTGTTGCGAAGAAGAAGAAACAACAGAAAGTGCGGTCTCAAAATCAAATCCGTGACATCGTCAATCAAGTCAATGAACGAGAGGAGTTAGCCCCAGAGGATATTATCGTACCTTGCACGAATCGCGTGCTCTGGCTCCTTGACTCGAGACAAGCTGCTATGGAAAGAAGGTTCCAAAATTTTCCTACTAGCCGCTCCGATGGTGAACCGGTAGAGCCGGAGTTGTGGTACACGGTACATGTTCTAGCCATGCGACATCGGCTTACTTTTAGGGTTGGTCAGAAATTTGGGTTTGCTGCAGATGTCGGTAATGGTGACACGGTTGTTGATTTCCAAACCGTGTTTTTGCGCGATCGTCTTGATGACTTGACCAAACCGTCGACGTTGGGCGGGTGGTCATTTGGAGTTCTCCCAACCTCTTATGTACTGGTTGGCCGGTCTACTTTCTGTGGCAATTTTGATATTGTCAGAATTCAGGAAGACATTGGAGAGTGGAGAGCGAGACAAGCAGGACTTGAGCGTGAGGAACAAGACAGGAAGAGAGGAGTGGTCAAGAGGATTCTCCAGGTTAACGCTATGGGTGTCATGCGTGATGACATCTTTGCCAGATCGATGTGGAACAAGTTCCGATGGATCTGCAAGAGTTTGGATTTGGACTACACCAAACACATGGACGTCATGGATGAGTTCTTGGCCGATGCTTACGACAGCATGGGAGTCGATCCCCGTACTGACTATGTCGGAAGCGCCATATTTGATCGCGTGGGCAAGAAGGCCTTCAAATATGTTGACTACTTCTTTCCCCTGGACAAGAGAAGAGACACCATGGAGAGCTTGGGAGACAGTATCGGTCTCTTTTTCGACTATCTTAAAACTCTAGCCGAAAATGTGGCTCTTGTGGAGCAGCCTGAGATGTTGAGTTTTGCCGACACACGCATGGTTATGACTCAGGACTGCACGGGTATGTCAGTGAAGCGGGCGACTATTGATGAGAAGGATGTTCTCGATTACAACCCTCTCAGTCTTAAGATTCCCGACGACCAGGAAAAGCCATTCGCATACCAGTGTCTACCGTTATTGGTTGGTACAGACCCGACAGTACCTGGAACCACACCAGAAAATATGCGCGCAGCATTGTTGGGCAGGGGATGCAACCCGACTGAGTACGACCCGATTGCGTTGTCACACTCCATCAAGAACTTTTTCGCTTGGCTTCGTTGCTATGTGGATTTATCGGTTCTGGGTGAGTTTGAGTGTATGACCATGGAGGACTATGTACAGTCGATGAGTTGGCCAAAATCTCGCAAGGCCGAAGCTTACGAATTGATACCCCTGATTGAGGCTTCCATCCACGAGTTTTGGGGGGGCTCCAATGTCTTCGGGAAGAGGGAGGTTTTGCCACAAAAACTTGAGTTCACACAGAGATTGATCCACTCGAAAGAGTTGGTCTTTCATCTGTTGACTGGACCCATGACAAAATCCATTTATGCTTACCTCAAGCCGTCTTTGGCTTGTCCTACTTCTCCTTTCATAGTAGCGTCAATGATGAAAGGAGAGGAGATTGGAGAATGGTATTCTAACTGGCGGCCTGGTTTTGAGGCCCAATGTACCGATGCGGGCGGTTTTGATACCACCCACAAGAGGGCACACTTAGATTTCTTCACTGATTTCCTAGAAGAGTTTGGACGTCCATTTGATGGTCCAGAGGTTCAAGCACACCGTTCGCGGTACTCTCTTCGTGGGTCGTTTGCCAACGATTTCATCACCTTTGCTTTCCCCAAGGGTGAACACACTCCGCTGGGTTCGGGAGACAACGCTACCACGTTGCTGAACTCATTGCTCTCTGCAGTTGATATGTTAGAAGTGTTTGGGTCTGATAATTTAGTTGCCATGGCCACGGCCGGTGACGACACTTTCAACATTGTCAAGAAGCACTTACCAGAGAATGTTATCGTTGAGAAAGGAAAGCGAGTAGGTAGAGACCTCAAAATTGAGGAAGGTGAGGTTTTTCTGAAAAGTGTCTTCGTCCCCTATGAAGACTCTTACCTACTCACCGAATTGCCAGGTCGAGAGTTTCGATCTATGGGTTTGATAAAGGCCAATTTTTCGGCGCGAGATAGAAAGCCTTTGTTACGTGGTATTCTCCTTGGCAACTTGAAGACAGGTGGTCACATCCCTGTTTATTCCACCTTTGTTGAGAACATGTTGAAGCAGATTGGTCCTGGTAGGATCAAGTATGTAAAGGACAACTACATGTGGTGGGATTATTTGGAACGTCATCCGAAGACGCATGAGATGTATGAATTCTTTGCTGATCGTTACGAGCTTACAGTTGCGGATTTGCTTGATGCCGAAGAATACGTCTCGAAGATCGATATTTCAGAGCGCTGGTTGGACCATCCTGTCATACACAGGATGGTCGAGGTCGACTGCGCTGTTAAGGAAGATCCAGTCTTCAGCGGGCAGGCGGATTGGGTGTTTTCACTTTGGGGCGTGCTGTGGGCTCTCACTATTGGGCCTCTTTTCGAAGAGTCACTCAAACGGTTGGACCCTACGTGTTTCTTTTTGTTCTACATCCCTTTGGCGGAAGCGTATTCGCTCGTCAAGCGTTCCAAAAAACAGGTCTTTTCGTGGCGCATGTTGTGGTATTCTTTGTATCGTATTGTTATGCATGTGTGGCTGTATTGGGCAGGATGTCGATTCGGATTCTTTGGTGGAATCTTGGTCTCATCTGTTTTTCACTGGCTACACAACATATTGTTCATTGCTAAGATACATCCCATACAGTTTTATTGCAATAATGTGCCTTATGACCAGTTAAGTGACGAAAGTCCTCTCTTGGTTTTGGAGTATTTCAAACTAAAGATAGAGGCGTACGCAAGGGCTCTCTCTTGTACTGAGTGGAGAGAGCGAGCCCATAACCGACCCGAAAATCCTCCATTTCCAGACCCTCCCAAGCAGCTATCCATGGCAGAGATAGAGAGGGAACTGGACGCTCTCGAGGTACGTAAGAGACTAGAGCGTAGAGGTCAGGCCCATAGACGTGTCAAGGGATTTTTCTCTGACATGGTTCGAGTCATGGGTCAGCGCATACGTCCAGCAATCGCGTGGTTGGACACGGCTTTGGCATCATTGGCTGAAGCCCCAGCCAGGGCGAGAAGGGAAGCTCGACGTTTGCAATTGATGGAAAGGAACCGATATCGAGCGCCGCCTCAAGAGGTTGAGATGCGAGAAGGCGCGTTCGACAATCCTTATGCACTGTGCTTATTTGAGTGCATTGACATTTGGGTTTACTCGCCGGAAAATGAGTGGACCAACGATCCCCCCATGGTAGGACCTCACTACCAGGAAGATGTTAAGAAAACTACTACTATTACTAAGAAGAAAAGCGTTAAGTCAGCTCGCTCGAAAGCTACCAATTTGCCAAAGGCCGCTCCCTCCAAGGGCCTCAAGAATGCTTCATGGCTTCTTGCTCAGGAGAATCCTTTTTTGCCAGCTTGTGAAGGTGCAAAGATACCTGATTCGTATTCTTTTCCCACCCAAACAAGCACTTTGAGGTACCGGGTTTCCGTATCTGGTACCTCACCGAACACTTTTGTCGGTGCCGCCGCATTTACGCCGTGGTCCAATGAGTATTACGTCCAACCTGCCGCCGTGGCTAATAGCACGGCTATCACCTGGGCCGGTTCGATTTTGAATCCCATTGGACAACAATCATCTATGGCAGGGGTGTTCAGTTCCTATCGGGTTGTGTCCTGGGGTGTTAAGGTTAGTTGTGAGACTTCCCTTACCAACACCAGTGGACACTTGCTGGTTTGTCACGTACCACAGGATCTTGAATCTGATGCTGCGGGATTTACCAGCTTCCCCAACTCCGACCAAGCAGTGATTGACCTGCCCATTTCCCAAGAGATTGCTCTTTCGGAATTGTGTGAGGATGGTCTCATTGTCACTGGTCGTCGAGTCGACGATGGCTCCCTGCGTTTTAGGGATGTTGCCTACCCGGCTAATGCCTCCCCGTACGCGGAGACTAATACGGGTTGGGCAGCCATTGTCTTTGTTTTTGTCGGAGCCTCAACACAACCGGTAGTTGAGTTTGAGTGGATCGCACTTGTCGAGGGACTTCAGAAAGGCACTTCTGCCACCAATATGGTTGGCACGACAGTACCTTGTCCCTTGGATATGGGATCCTTAGAAGCTGCGTCGGCGATACAACAGTCTCTTGCTTGCACTCAGTTCGAAAGCAAGGAAGACGACGCTGGGACTGTTTTGCGCAGAGCCTTGAGGCGAGGTCTCAAGTTTGCCGAGACGGTTCCAGTTGTGGGACAATACGCCAGCATCGGAGGTGCGATGATGGATATGATTTGGGGCTCGCACGTGGATGCGCCCACTTCTTTCCTAGTCTCCGATAGCCGGCGTCGTGGGCGACGATAAACGTCCCATAAGACTTTCGCGCGCCGAGAGGCGGGTATCGGATGCCGGGCCGCAAGGCCTTGACCGAAAGGTCACGTCGCAAGACGGGAATCGGGTGCAGCCAGCGGGCTGGGACGCGAAAGCGGTCTGGAAGCTGGTGCGTCGCGAACTGTCGGAAAGGTGAGTGGCCCGGCAACGGGCGTGTCACAGAGCCGGCGCACTGATGA